AAGCCGGTCCACGACTGGACCGAGGTTGTCGACACTCCGCACACCGGCGGGCCGAAGTTGCCGAAGGCCCAACCCGACGGTCGGCCGTGGCCGCTGTGGACGAAGCGGTGGTGGGACGTGCTGGTCAAGATGCCGCACTGCTCGCTGTGGTCGAGCTCCGATTGGGAGTTCGCCTTCGACACCGCAGTCCTCAAGGCGAAGTTCCACACCGACGTCACGACCGCGCTGGCCACCGAGATCCGCAACCGCGAGAAGGTGCTAGGCACGACGGCCGATTTCCGCCGCGACCTCAGGATCAGGTACGTCGAAGCCCAGGCCGCGAAGACGACCGGCAACGTGACGAGCATGGATGACTACCGCGACCTCTGACCTGCTGCTCCCCGGGTACTGGGTCGACGAGGAGACCGGCGCCTGGTGCTCGTTGCCGTGGCCGACCGACCCGGACGAGAAGATGGCTCTGGTCCGCTCGAGCCTGGCCCCGCAGATCATCAACTGGTCTGAAGGCCGCACGGACGAGCCGGGCCTGTGGCACTACATGCACCGCACGCCGTGGCGCTGGACGCCGGGCCAGAAGCGGTTCCTGATCCTCTGGTACGCCCTCGACGGGGACGGCCGGTTCATCTACCGATCTGGGGTCAAGCGCGGCGCGAAGGGCACCGGCAAGGACCCGATGCTGGCGGCGGTGTGTAACACCGAGCTCCTCGGTCCCGTCGAGCCCTACGACATCGACGACAAGACCGGCCTGTGGCTCGGCCGCTCGCGCGGGTTCCCGCTGGTCCAGGTGATGTCGAACTCCGAGGACCAGTCGAAGAAGGTCCTGCGGATCGCGAACGGGATGTGGACCCAGGAAGCGCGCGACCACTACCAGCTCGACTGCGGTGAGACCCGGACGATCATCAAGGGCACGGGCGCTCGGTTCGAGGTGCCGACCGCGGCCGAGGAGTCGTCTGAGGGCGACCCGGTCACGTTCGCCGGCATCAACGAGTCGCACCACATGACCCCGAGCAACGGCGGCGACGACAACGCCGCGGTGATCCGCCGCAACGTGGCGAAGTCCCCCGCCGATGTCCAGGCCCGAGCCCTGGAGTTCACGAACGCGCACGTCGAGGGCATGGCGTCGGTCGCCGAGGCGTCATTCCAAGCTTGGCAGGCGCAGATGGCCGCCGGCTACAAGGGCAAGCGCGACATCCTGTACGACACGATCGAAGCACCGCCCGGGACCGACATCCTGACCGAGGCTGGGCGGATGGCCGGGCTGACCGCGGCCTACATGGACGCACCGTGGAACGACAAGATCCGGATCTCCGACGAGATGATGGATCGGCGCACCACGGTCGCCGACTCGATCCGGTTCTACCTGAACGGGCTCGGCTCCGAAGAAGACACCTGGGTCGACCCGAACGCCTTCGACGCCCTGGCAGCCGCCGGGACGGTGGTCGGTGACGGGGAGCAGATCGCCCTGTTCCTCGACTGCTCGAAGTCGGAGGACGCGACCGGCCTGATGGCCTGCCGCCTCTCGGACATGTACTGCTTCCAGCTCGACGGCGACTCAGTCTGGCAGAAGCCGCACGGCGCGCTCGGCAAGGGCTGGCTCGCGCCGAGAGCTGAGGTTGACGCCAAGGTTCGGTCCGCGATGGCTCGCTTCGATGTCGTCTGGCTCGGCATTGACCCGTCGCCGGCCAAGGATGATTCGACCGAGGCCCTGTACTGGATGAGCATGATCGACGGCCTGCATCGCGACTTCGCCAAGAAGCTCCCGGTCTGGGCTACTCCCGGCGCGGGCGGCAGCTCGGTCCTGTTCGACATGCGGCTCTCCCAGTCCGGCGGCGTGAAGCGCAACCAAGCCTTCACCCTGGCGGCCGAGATGGTCGCCCGGTGGATCGACGAAGAGGGCGTGGATGGTCCGCTGCGACACGACGGCTCGGCGATCCTCCGTACCCACGTCCATCAGGCCCGGAGGCGTCCGAACCAGTGGGGCATCTCGCTCGGCAAGGTGACGCGCGACTCCAGCAAGCACATCGACCTCGCGGTCTGCATGGTCGGGGCCGTCATGGGTGCCCGTGAAGCACTCAACTCCGGCAAGTTGGCCAAGAAGACCGAACACAGCGGGAAGGTGTGGGCTCTCTGATGCTGAACCAGAACCAGGTCCTCACCCTCGTAAAGGATTCTCTGTGGCCCGGCTACGTCGCCGAGCGTGAGCGCCTCGAGCTGATCGACTGCTGGTACAGGTGGGAGCACAAGGAGCTCAAGCTGCCGCGCAACGCCTCGCCGGAGCACAAGTGGCTGGCGAACCTGGCGAAGACGCCGTGGCTCGGCTTGGTGGTCACGACCGTCGCGCAGGCCATGTACGTCGACGGATACCGGTCGCCGGAGAACCTCGACAACGCTGGCCCCTGGCAGACCTGGCAGCGCAACGACTTCGACACTCGGCAGACCGCGATCCACCGCGCGGCCCTGGCCTACGGGACCTCCTACGTCACATCTCTGCCCGGCGTCGACTCCTCAGGTCCGCGGTCGGTTCTGCGGGGCGCGAGCCCTCGGAAGATGTACGCGGTCTATCGGGACCCGGCCGGCGACGACTTCCCGATGTACACCATCGACGTGAACCCCTCGGGACGTGACAAGTTCATGATCCGAGTGCTGGACGAGGAAGCGGCTTACTACCTGTCGTGCAACAAGGGCGGCGACAAGCTCGAGTTCATCGAGTATCGGCTGCACGACACCGGTGTTTGCCCGGTCGTCCGGTACACGAATCAGCTCGACCTCGAGGGCCGTGCCGACGGTGAGGTGGCCCCGCTGATTCCGTTGGCCTCGCGGATCAACAAGACCTCTTACGACCGGCTCCTGACCCAGCACTTCAACTCCTGGAAGGTCCGAACGATCGCGGGCATCGACATCGCCCCAGCGGACCTGACGCCCCGTGAGGGCGAGAGCACCGACGACGCGGCCGCTCGGGTCGCCCGTGAGCGCCTGCTGGTGCTGCGGCAGTCCGACATGCTGACGGCGAAGGACCCGGGCACGAAGTTCGGCACCCTCGACGAGACTCCGCTCGACGGGTTCATCAGCGCCTACGACAGCGACATCGACACCTTGGCCGCGGTCGCCCAGGTGCCTGCCACATCGCTGAACGGGAAGGTCGCGAACCTCTCGGCTGACGCGATCGCCGAGCTGCGTGCGGGGCTGACCCAGAAGGTCTACGAGCGCCAGATGTCCTTCGGCAAGTCCCACGCCCAAGCCCTTCGCCTGGCCGCTGCACAAGAGGGCGACGAGACCTCGGCCGACGACTTTCTGGCCCGGGTCACCTGGCAGGACATGGCCGTCCGGTCGATGTCCCAAGCCGCGGACGCCCTCGGCAAGTACGCGACCATGCTCCACGTTCCCGTCGAGGCTCTCTGGGCCGACATCCCGGGCAAGACCAAGGCCGACGTCGACGAGTGGAAGAAGATGGCCGCCGAGGCTGACTCTCTCGGCAAGCTGGCGGCCGTTCTCGCTGACCAGGCGGCCCAGCCCGGACAGCAGTAGCCATGCCCCTCATGGACCCGGTCACGCGCGCGTACCGGGAGCAGAACCTCGCTCTCCGAGCCGCGACGATCCAGGACCTTCAGCGCCTCTGGCCGGCCCTGCGGTACGACCAGCTCGCCGAAACGTTCCCGACCTGGTTCACCGCCGTGAGCTCCACCATCAAGGACGGTCGAATCCAAGCGGCCGACCTGGCTGCCCAGTACCTCCGCGACCACCGTGCTCAGGTCGGTATCCGCGGCGAGCCGGTGATCGACCTGGTTACCGAGATCGCCGCTGGTCAGATGCAGGCGTCCATGCTCGTCACGAGCCTGGTGGCCGTGAAGCAGTCGACCGCCGCAGGCAAGGCCCCACAGCAGGCGATGACTGACGCGTTCGTGATGTCGTCGGGAGCCGCAACCCGGCTGATCCTCGACGCCGGCCGCGACACCGTCCGGATGTCCTCGATCGCCGACCCGCGGATCGCCGGGTGGAAGCGCGTAGGCGTCGGACGTTGCGAGTTCTGCCGGATGCTCCTCGGCCGCGGTGCCGTCTACTCCGAGGCGACCGCCTACTTCCAGTCGCACGACCACTGCACGTGCTCCGCGGAGCCGGAGTACCGCTGATCTTCCGCCCCTGGTGGGCGGTTGTTCCATCCCCGAGACCCCAGGAGGGTCGCATGTTTGTACGCAAGCCCCTGTACCTGCTCGAAGGCGACGACGAGCCGGGCGGCGGAGACCCCGAGGATGCCCCGGAGGCACCCGACAACGCGGACCCCGCTGCCGAAGGTGAGGACGAGCCGGACTCCCCGGAGGAGCCGGACGAGACCAGCGACGAGGAGCCGTTCGACGCGGCCCGCGCGCTGGCCAAGATCAAGAAGGTCAACTCCGAGGCGCGTGCTCAGCGCAAGCGCGCCGAGGTTGCGGAGGAGAAGGTGAAGGGCCTGGAGCCCGCCGCCCGCGACGCCGCACTGCAGCGCGTGGCACGCCGCTTGGCACTGCCCGACAACGACGACGTCGACCTGTTCTTGTCGCGCCTTCAGGGCGACACGGTCGAGGAACTCGCCGAGGACGCCGAGCGCCTGCTCTCGCTGATGACCATCAAGGCACCGGCCACGAAGACCACCAGCCGTCGTCCCGCAGAGCAGCTGCGCGGCGGCAGTGAGCCGGAGGTCGAGCTCGAAGAGACCGACCCGAAGAAGCTGGCTGCGGGAGTCCGCACCCGGTACTGAACCACCGCACGTCCCTCGCCATGAGGGAGGCCGCGGACAACTCGATGACCCCTGAAAGGAGTCACCCTCATGGCAAACACCTTCATCAAGCCCACGGTGATCGTTCGCACCGCACTGGGCCTGCTCGAGCGGGAGATCGTCATCCCGGGCCTCGTCTGGACCGACGGCCTCGGCGACTTCGCCGGCGCGTTCAACGACACGATCTCGCTGCGCGTGCCCGGCCGGCTCACCGCCCGCCGTCGCAACCTGCGCGGCGCGGAGAACGTCGCGGCGCCCACCGGTCGCCAGATCATCAGCGACAGCCTGACCGAGACCAAGGTCGACGTCACCCTGGACCAGGACTCCTACAGCTCGGTGAAGATCACCGACGAGGAGCTCACCCTGGACATCGCCGACTTCGGCGCCCAGGTGCTCGCCCCCCAGGTGCGGGCCGTCGCCGAGGACCTCGAGGCCGGGATCGTCTCGGAGATGCAGGCCGCGGACTACGAGACCGAGATCAACCTCGACGTCTCCAACCCGTACAACGGCATCGTCGACGCTCGCAAGGCGCTCAACGACGCCAACGTCCCGCTCGCCGGCCGTCGGCTGGTCGTCGGGTCCGCGGTGGAGGCAGCGATCCTCAAGTCCGAGCAGTTCCGCCGCGTGGACCAGTCCGGCTCCTCGGACGCCCTGCGCGAGGCCCTGATCGGGAAGATCGCCGGGTTCGACGTCTACACGTCGAACGCCCTGCCCGAGGACGAGGCATACGCCTTCCACATGACCGCGTTCATCCTCGCGATGCGCGCACCGGTCGTGCCGGACGGCGCCACCTTCGGCCGCTCGGAGTCCTACCAGGGTCTGGCCATGCGCTGGCTCCGGGACTACGACTACGCCAACGTCCAGGACCGGTCGCTCGTCGACACGTTCTTCGGCACGGCTGTCGTCGAGGACGGCGCCGACGGGTTCATCCGCGCAGTGAAGCTGAACCTGCAGCCCACCGCGATCAACGCGACCCCGGCGACCAGCACGAAGGCTGCTGGACAGACCACGCAGCTCACGGTCACCACCGAGGACGCTGACGGCTCGACCCGCACGGTCACGAACGACGCGAGCTACGTGTCGTCCGACCCGAGCAAGGCGACCGTCTCCGCCACCGGCCTCGTGTCCTTCGTGGCCACCGGCTCGGCGACCATCACGGTCACCTACGCCGGCCGCACCGACACCGTGGCCATCACGGTCTCCTGACCGGAGAAGTGACATGACAACACTGCCGCCGCCCGTAAGCGCCCTCGCCGCATGGGTCGCTCAGACCATCGCGGACGATGACGCGCGGGCGGTGGCGGTGTTGTCTGCCGCGACCAACAGGGTCCAGGGCTATGCCCGGATGGACTGGACCTCTGATGAGGCCACAGATGCTCCGGCTGACGTGGTTGACATCGTGGTCCAGGTCGCTGCCCGGGTGTGGCTCAATCCGAACCCGAACCTCCGGAGCAAGGCCATCGGCCCGTTCACGGAGGGCTACTTCGACGCCGCCGGCGGCCTGTACCTCACCGACGACGAGCGGGCGGTCCTCGACCGGTTCCTCTCCAATGCTTCCGGGCTGGGCACGATCAGCACTACGCGGGACGAAATCGGCGGGGTCTACGACCCGGCCGAGTTCCCGTTCGGCTGGTACGACCGCCCGGGCATGAGGATCTGATGGACACCGAGACCGTCACCCGGATTCGGGCCGGCGCTGTCACGGACCCCGACTCTGGCGACTCTGTGGAGTCCTGGGCGCCTGACAACGTGACCGAGGTCGACATCATCACGCTCGCGCCGGCCGAGCCTCGGCCAACGACCGACGGCCAGGGTCCCGAGCCGTTGCGTGACGCCCGCAACTCGGTGACTTCAGGATTCACGCTGTATCTGCCCTCGTCCGCCGATGTGACCGCGAAGGACCGGATGCGGGTCCGCGGGGACGTGTATCCGGTCAAGGGCGACCCTGCTCCCTGGCTGAACGCCGGGATCGTCGTGCAGACCGAGCGGACGGAGGGCTGATCCTCATGGCGCTCCGATTCAAGATGAATCACGCCGAGTTCGGCAAGATGCTCCGCGCCGAAGGTCGGTACGCCGGCATCCGCGTGGAGCTCACGAAGCGCATGGAGCGGGTCCTAGAGACCGCCCAGGCTGACGCACCAGTGAAGACCGGCGAGTACCGCGCCGGCCTGCACATCGAGCAAGTCACCACCGACCGCGCCGTGGTTCGGGTGGCCGGCGATACGGACCACGACTGGGCCGTAGAGGCGAACACCGGCAACCTGTCCCGAGCACTGGACCAGGCCCGATGACCACCCCGATCATCTTCCCCGACGTCGAACTGTGGGCGACCGGAGTGCTGCGGGCCGCGCTGCCCACCTACGGGTACCCGACCGCTGTCGATGCTGAGGGCCGGACCCGGGTGTCGACGAAGTATGCAGGCGGCGACTCCGAGGTTGTGGTCCGTCGTGACGGTGGCGGCGCGATCGACCAGGTCCGTGAGGCTCCCCGGTTGGCGATCAACGTGTACGTGAATGCCGACACCGACAAGCCGGTCCGCGACCTGGCGCTCACCTGTTCGGCCATCCTCCGCGCCGCGGCGGACGGCGCTCCGGTGCTTCGGGTCGTGCAGATCTCCGGTCCGTCCCCGATCGCCGACGTGGTGACGCGCCGGTTCATGTCCTTCGAGCTCAACACCCGCGGCGCCAACCTGACGCCCACGCCTTGAGGAGTACCTCGTGCCGAAGATGACGCACCCCCAGTCGAACCTGACCGTTGACGCTGCCCCTGAGCAGGTCGCGATGTACGCCTCCCAGGGCTGGGTAGCGAAGGCGGCCCCGGCGAAGAAGGCCGCCAAGAAGACGTCCGCGCGCCCAACCCCCAACACCCCGGCGCCCGCCGCCGAAACGAAGGAGTAGAGCATGTCTACAGATGCAGCCAACGTGCGGGTCGCCGTAACGGGAGCCGTCTCGAAGGGCGACTACGGCGCCGCCGCGCCGACCACCGTGGTTGGCGCCGCGACCGGTCACACCGACCTCGGGTTCATCAACGAGGACGGCGTCGAGATCGCGCTGCCGGGCGTCGGTGACTCGACCCCGATCAAGGCGTGGCAGGGCGGCGTGACCGTCCGGACCATCCGCACTCCGTCCGACGAGAAGCCCTCGTGGAAGTTCACGCTCCTGGAGACCACGATCGAGACGATCGAGCTCTACTTCGGCGTGACCGTGGACGACGCCTCGACCGAGGGCTCGTTCGAGTACACCGTCACCGACCGTGAAGCCTTCTCGATGGTCGTGGACGCCGTGGACGGTGCCGAGCTGATCCGCGACTACGTCCCGAACGCCGTCGTCGTCTCCGTCGAGGCCCACAAGCTCGCGAACAGCTCCGCGATCGAGTACGGCGTCACCGTCGAGGGCGACCTGGACCCTGCGAAGAACTACAACTTCAAGCGGTTCGCGACGGCGCTCAAGACGCCCGCCTGACAAGCCACCGGGTCGGCTGCTCTGCGCGGACGGCCGGCCCGGTGCTCACCCCCTTTCCGCGCGCTCCACCTTCATCCGCGCTACAGAAAGAAGTCCGCGCCATGACCGCACAGCCGCAAGACCACCAGCCCGCGAAGACCGCGGCGTTCAAGTTCACCGACAAGGACGGCAAGAAGCACACCCTGCCGTCCGCCGCCAAGGGCCGTGCTGCCCTGTCTGGCCGCGACCTGCGTGACGCCGCGCTCGGCGGCGAGCAGGGGATGATCTCCTACATGATCAAGACGCTCGAGGCGTCCAAGCCCAGCGAGACTGCGCTCAACGCGCTGTATGACCTGCCGCAGATGGACATGGTCGAGATCGTCAAGGACTGGGCGAACCACGGCGACGGCGACGGGGCCTCCCTGGGGGAATAGTCGCGCTCGCGGACTTGATCGATGCCCACCGCGGCGCGTTCGAGTACGACTGGCGAGCGCGGTTCCAACTCCCCCTCTCCGTCATCGGAGAGGGCATGACGTGGGGCGAAGCCGTTCGGCACACGAACCGGCTCGTCAACGACCCTTCCTCGGCCGTCGCGGTGGCGCTGAACGGCTGGGAGTACCCGGTCACCTTCGAGGCGATCGCGGTGATGAACCTGTTCGACCTGATGCACGAGATCGCCTGGGCGCAGGGCGGCGGCAAGGGCACCAGGCCGAAGCCGCATCCCCGGCCGTGGCCGAAGCAGACCACCAAGCTCGCGAAGCCGACTGTCAGTCAGGACGAGGTGATCGCGGCTCTGCGCCTGGCGGGTCACATGGGTCCGATTCCGACCCGGACCGCCTAGGTCGCTCTTTGCGGTAGCCCTCGGCGAACGCTGACCCGGCGAAGCCGAGCACCCGTAGCAGCCCTGTGGCGATGGCCATCAGGGCGATGAGTGCTGCCCCCGCGATGAGCACGAGCAGCACCAGACCGCCGAAGCCTTCGTCGAGGCACCACCTCACGAAATCCATCCCAGCAGAGTACGACGGAGGTGAACCGCGTGTCCGAAGTCGCTTCCGCCTTCGTGTCGCTGGCGCCTTCTGCTCGCGGGTTCGGTCGTCAGCTCGATCGTCAGGTCGGGCCACAGGTCGACGGCGTCGGACACCGGATGGGCCGTCGTATCGGTGCGCTCCTGGCTGGCGGTGGCGCGCTCGGGTTCGCCGGGATCGTCAAGGGCGCGGTCGGCCTCGAGGCGTCGTTCTCGCAGACGATGAACCAGATCGCCGCGGTCACGAACACCCCGAAGAAGCAGCTCGCGGATCTGTCGGACCTGGCGATCAAGATGGGCGCCGACACGGTGTTCAGCGCGAACGACGCCTCGTCGGCGATGCTCGAGCTCGCCAAGGGCGGCCTGACTGCGGCGCAGATCAAGGCTGGCGGCCTGAAGGGCACCCTGACCCTCGCCGCTGCGGGCGGGCTGGATCTCGCGAGCGCCGCCACGTTCGCCTCGAACGCGATGAACACGTTCGGGCTGACCTCGGACAAGATCCCCGCGATCGCCGCGGCCCTTGCCGGTGGCGCGAACGCTTCGACCGCGTCGGTCGAGTCCCTCGGGCAGGCGCTCTCGCAGGTCGGTCCGGGCGCGAAGAACGCGGGCCTGTCGCTGCAGGACACCGTTGGCGTGCTCGCCGCGTTCGACCAGGCCGGGATCAAGGGGTCCGACGCTGGTACGTCGCTGAAGACCGCGCTGGCTCGCCTGGTCCCGCAGACGGACGCTGCCAAGGCGGCGATGCGGAAGTACAACCTGGAGTTCGTCAACGCTGACGGGTCCTTCAAGGACATCACCCAGGTCGCCGAGTCGCTGCGTCAGGGCCTCGGGAAGCTGTCCGACTCCCAGAAGTCCGCGACCCTGACGACGATCTTCGGCTCGGACGCCACCCGCGCGGCGACGGTCCTGATGGACAACGGCGCCAAGGGGATCGGAAAGTACATCGGGGCGACCAAGGACCTCAACGCGGCTGAGCGGATCGCCGCCTCTCGAATGAAGGGCACGTCCGGCGCGATCGAGGCGTTCAAGGGCTCCCTCGAGACCGTGGGCCTGCAGTTCGGGCGCCTGATCGCACCGGCTGTCCAGGCTGGCCTCCGCTCGCTGACCAACGGCCTCAACGGCATCGGTCCGGCGATCACGAAGATCGGCACCAAGATCGGACCGGCCGCTCAGGGCATCCACGAGCTCTTCACCGCTGGTGCCGGCGCCCCTGCGCTGAGTGCGGCGATGCGTGTCATCCGGAGCAGCGCGACCGGGATGCGTGACGCTTTCCGGTCCGCAGCGGACAGCCTCGGTCGCATCAAGGGCGAGGCGTCGGGGATCGACTTCTCGCACATCGACACCAAGTCGCTCGGCAAGGTGCTGTCGAAGGCGCTGTTCGAGGGCATCAAGGATCTCGCCAAGTTCGGCGACAAGCTGCTCGACTTCTTCAAGGGCGTCGACTGGGTGGGCATCGGCATCAAGGTCGGCACTCTTGCGCTGCCGTTCGTGCTCGGGCTCGCGACCGGGATCATCAACGGCGTTGGCGACCCGGCTCTCTGGAAGGGCATCTGGGATCACCTGCCAGACATCCTGCTCGCCGCCCTAACGATCGTCTTCGCTCCCTCAAAGCTCGCCGGCCCAATCACCCGCATCCTGACCAGGATCCCCTTCGTTGGTCGGTTCCTGGCCGTCGCGTTCAAGTGGCTCAACGACCTCGGCGGACCGCTGCGGTCCTTCGGCAAGGACCTGTTCGAGACCTTCGCCAAGGCTTTCAAGGGCGAGCTGCCGTTCAAGGGCATCGTCGGCCGGGTCCTGGCTGGCTTCCGCGGGCTGCTCGCGCGGGTCGGGGAGTTCTTCGGTCTACTCAAGGTCCGCCTGGGGGTCTGGGCATTGGACGCGTTCGGCGCGATGGGTCGCTTTGCTGGACAGTCGATCAATCGGCTGGTCCGAATCGTGACCTTCATCCCGCGCAAGATCCTGAGCGCACTGGGCACCCCGGCCAAGATCTTGTTCAACGCCGGCAAGGAAGTCATCAGCGGCCTAATCAGCGGCATCACTTCCAAGCTCGGCGACCTCGGTAACGCGATGAAGGGTGTCGCTGACAAGATCAAGGGCTTCCTGCCCGGCTCCCCAGTCAAGGAGGGGCCGCTGACGTCGTGGAACAACGGAGGCGCGGGCAAGCGTCTCGTGAGTCTGCTCGCTGACGGCCTCGTGCAGACCGACCCGATCGACACTGCGATGACCCGCCTGACCTCCCGGATCTCGACCACCAGCCTGGCCTTCCAGGGCGGCAGTACGGCGACCGCGAGCCTCGCTTCGCGACGGATGCGCCTGGTCATCCCGGGCCACGAGTTCGACGGCTACGTGGACGACCGCGCGGACTCGCGCGTCGGTGCCCAGCGCGGCCTCGACGGCATGAAGGTTAGGGCGTTCGGCTGATGCCCACAGTTGTCGTCTACCCGTCGTTCGTCTCGATCCAGCAGCCGCGTCCCTCGATGGTGTTCGGGATGCCGGCGATCGTGCCGATCAAGAGCCTGACCTACGAGGTTCTGACTCAGTGCGCGATGCCCTCGATCCCGAAGGGCAGCGTCATCACGTCGGCGATCTACCGGGTGACCCAGGATGACAACTGGTCTGGCTCGGTCACGCTGAGCCTGAAGCGGAATCTGGCGTCGTGGCTCTCGACGATGACGTGGAACACGAAGCCCGACGTGGTGGCTACGGCGACGGATACCGACACCCAGTCCGGCACGACGGCACCGAACTACTGGGAGTTCGACGTCACCAGCGACGTCCAGGGCTGGTACGACCGCACGATCGAGCGGAACTGGGGCTGGACGCTCAAGACGAACTCGACCACGAAGCACCTCCTCCGCGGGCGGCAGGCGGCCTACGGGCAGCCGCGCCTCACGATCACCTATGAACCGGCGCCGAAGGTGCCGTCGAACCTGTCGCCCGCTGGCGGGTCCGTCTCGATCGCCAAGCCCGTGCTCACGTTCGACACCTCGGACAATACGATCGCGATCCAGGTACAGATCGACGCGGCAGCTGACTCGGTGTCCCCCGACTTCGACTCGGGCGAGGTCGCGTCGGTAGGCGGCAAGCTCGACCTGTCGGCGACGGCATACGGCGGCCTGTCGGACGGGTCGAGCACCTTCTGGCGAGCCCGGGCGAAGAGTCCGGCTGGCTGGTCGGCCTGGTCGTCGTGGGTCGAGTTCTCGCGCGATGATCTTCCGACCGTCTCACTGACCTCTCCCGGCGCGACGACGGCGGACACGAGCCCGCCGTTCGCGTGGACGTTCAGCGGAACTCAAACGGCGTGGCTGGCCGACCTGCTGCTAGTCACCGGAACCGGCCTGACGCTGTTGCGCTCGAGCGGCCTGCGTTCGGGTGCCGACAACGACTGGACCCCGGATGCGCTGACCGGGAACTACTTCGGCAAGACCCTGCGCGCCCGCGTTCGGGCGTTCGACGACGTGACCCGGATCGCCTCCCCCGGCGCACACACCTACGCCGAGGACTCGGTGGATTTCGTCGCATCGTTCACCGCGACGGTCGACCCGGTGGACACGATGACGGCCACGCAGGCGGTTGCAGGCAGCCCGGGCGTGCTGCTCTCCGGCACTCGTGCGGCGGGCGTCCCTGACGAGCTGGCGATCTTCCACGACGACGAGTTGGTGGCTCGGATCGACGGAGCGGACGCCTTCACGACCTCGACGGACTTCGAGTTCACCGACTGGTGGGCGCGAATGGGCGTCGAGACCGAGATCAGCGTGGTCGCGATCGTGAATGGCGACTTCGCGGACGACTCCCCGACCGACACCATCACCCCGCGGTGCCGTGGACTGTGGATCGTGGACCCGGCCACCGATACGGCGGCGGTCCTCTGGGGGACCGACGACGGCACTATCGAGGCACCCGACCTGGCGGCGGTCATGCAGACGGTCGACGGGACGCTGATCCGCCGCAGGCTGGCGAACACCCCGCGGGCCGGCTCGCACTCCGGGAACATCGTGGACGCGCTCGGGTTCGACGCCGACGACACTCTCGACGCCTTCGCGGCGTTCCGGCTCAACGACGCGGGCACGGTCTACCGCCTGTTCCGCGGCAAGGAGAACCTTGCGGTCATCGCGGGTGACTTCCTGACGTTCCCGAGCGCGATGGAGAACCTGGACGACGAGGTGTTCTCGACCGGTCAGTTCAACTGGTGGGAGTCAACGGCACCGACTGTCGTGGACGGTGGCTGATGCAGCCCCTCGGATCACCCGAGCTGGTCGCGGCGTACCACGCCCGGATCGCCGGGAGCCACGACTACAAGATCACCGCCGAGATCCTCGACATGGAGGAGCACGTGCTCGGCCCGGCGCGGCTGATCGACGGCCAGATCAACCTGCTCGCGGACGCCGTGGTTCACCGCACAGCCCAGGTGACGCTTCTCGACCCGGACCGTTCGCTCGGCTTGGACACTGACTCGATCTTCGCTGGCTCGGCCGCACTGAGCCGGATGCTGCGGATTCGACACACGGTGGACGTTCCCGGGTTCGGTGAGGTCACCTGTACGCCGATCGTGGGCAACTTCACGAAGGTCAATCGCAACGGCGCCACCATCGACGTCGAGGTGCAGGACAAGACCGGGCTGGTCATGTACGGCAGCAAGCCGTACCGGGTGCCGCGGGGGATGTCGGCGATGCCCGCGATCAAGGCGATCCTCGCCGACTGCACGGGCGAGACGAAGTTCAGGCTGCCGCACGGGGTTCGGTTCAAGCTGCGCCGCCCCTACTCGGTCGGCTGGGCTGACGAGTCCTCGCCGTGGACGCGTGCGCGGCAGATCGCTCACGCGGCCGGGATGCAGATCTTCTACAGCGGCGACGGCTATGTGACGGTCCGCCCGTACTCGACGCACCCGGTGCTGGAGTTCGGGCAGGACGGCGTGCCCTCAACGAGCGTGGTGGCATCCGACGTCGACTTCTCAACGGTCGTGAACTACGCCCGGGTGGAGGCCGACAAGATTGTGGCTTCCCGCAACCAGGACGCGATCGACTCCTCGCACCCGTTCAGCCCGACGAGCCTGGGGCGCAACGACGTCCCGCGCTACCTGCCGTCGATCGCCGAACTATCCGGTCCCGGCGATCGACCGACTGCTCCGCACTCCAAGCGCCGGCCATCCTCGAAGGCCGAGTGGGAGCAGTACGCCCAAGATGTCGAGGAGTGGGACGCGAAGGTCCGTTCGATCCGCGCCCAGGCCAACGCGACCGCGGCAGCGATGCTGCGGGCGGGCCTCACCGAGCAGGTGAACCTGTCATGGTCGTGCGCTCCCGTCTTCCACCTGGACTACTCCGACCCGATCAGGATCACCACGGATCAAGGCGCCGCGACGATGCGCCTGACCAGCGCCTCAATCCCGCTGCTACCGACCGCAGAAGGTATGTCGATCGGCTTGGTCAAGAACGTGTCGCGCCCGGGGAGGATTCGTGGCTGAGTACGGGCTGCTGACTGAGGTCACGGTCGAGCCGCGCACCACGCAGCTCGCCACGGACGCGGCCGTCGGCGCCACCGAGCTAGAGGTCCTCGACGCTGGCGACTACGACTCGGACAACGGCGGAACCCTGCTCTTGAATGGGAATCAGCTCGAGTACACGGGTGTCGTGTGGGGCGAGACCGAGGACGACACGGACCTCATCGTCCTCACCAACCCCCTCGCCTCTGCCGCCGATGAGGGAGATCCGGTTCAGTCGGTCTCAGGTGGGCTCGGCGAAGAAGACTGGTACGGGATGGTCGACATGGGCGGCGGCGGCGATTCGGTCGCCGTGCCGATCCGGTTCTACCAGCGCCAGTCGTGGGCCGAGGGGATCTACGACCCGCCGGTCAAGGTTGAGGTCTCCGAGGATCTGTCTCACATCGAGGATGCCCCTGGCCGCCCGATGGCGGGGGGCACTCGGGTCGCGTTCTGCAACACCGATGGAGCCACGGCAGTCGGCTCCGGCGACCTGACGTTCACCCTCTCCTTCACGCCTCTACCGGGCAGCCTGCACGTGCGTTGGGGTGGCCTGTCCTTGCGGCCAGATGACTGGACTTTGGACGGAACGACCCTGACGGTCCTAGATCCCGATGCGGTGATCGTCTCGGGTGACTTGATTACTGCGGCCTATGCCTACGACCTGGCGGCGGACGCATTGGCAACCGCGCTGGACATCGTGACGCTCATCCCGTTCACGACATCGGGCTGGAAGTACAAGCAGGTCAGCCTCGGCGACACCACCGACTACTCATCTCCGTCCTACGACGACTCGGCCTGGTCGACCGGCGCGACCATGTTTGGAGATGGCGTCGGTGCGGGCGCGGGTGCCGCAACCGCTTGGGCGGCCGACACCAGCCTGTGGGTTCGCCGCACCTTCCCGAAGGCGCAGGACGTGACCATCACGGTGCCAGTGGAGGACGGCTGCGACGTCTACGTGAACGGCACCCTGGTCGGCTCCTCGGGGATAGCCGGCATTGGTGCAACTCACATCTCGCCCCCGTTCGTGGTCAGCGTCTCCAACTCACTGACCACCAGCGGCACGAACACCCTCGTGATCCGCGCGAACGACGAGGCTGGCGGATCGGCCGACCAGACCTCGCTGAACGTCGAAGTCACAGGAGCCCTGCTGTGAGACTAGATCCCCATCAGGTCGAGCCGTCGAGCACGGACGGCGACGTACTCAAGACAGTCGGCGGTGTAGCCGCCTGGGGGTCTGGAGCTGCTGGACCTACGGGCTCAACCGGAGCCACGGGAGCGACCGGCGCGACGGGGCCAACTGGAGCCACTGGGCCAACTGGCCCCACTGGCGCTACCGGAGCAACGGGCGCGACCGGGGCCACCGGTGCGACCGGTTCGGGCGGCACCTACCCGCCCTCCTCGATCACCTACGCACAGAGCAGCAAGACGTTCACGGTCGCACGCAACGCCAGTTCGGGTAGCACCTGGGCCTACCAACTGTGGACGTTTAGTCACCACAAGTTTTGGCGCGTCTCTTCGTTCGCTTGCGACATTCTGCAAAGCGACACCTACACGCTGTCTATTGACGGTGAGGACGTGGCGACTGCGGCAAGCACGGGCGCGTCTGCTCCGTTCGCGCTGACACTGACGCTTGGGACACCGAAGGTTCTGACCCCCGGTCCCCACACGTTCAAGCTCCGGGGCACCGCGAGCCGGGCTTTCTACTACAACCAGTCCAACACGCCGACGCCGACAGGTACCTACATCACCGGCCTGGTCACGTCGCCCTGGCTAGGCCCGAACGTCACCGCAGCCGTACACGGAACCCTCACCTTCGACGCCGAGGGGACCTAGATCAACTCACGCCCCGTGATGCGCTCGATCAGGCGCACAGTGCCGAGGCCGATCAGGTACATCACAACCAATCCGGCGGCGGTGATCGCCACAGCTTCCGCCGTGTGAATCACCGCGCCAACCGGGTCGATCCGAACGACCTGCTGAGTGCTTGTTCCGCCGTCACTGCCGTGCTCGGTGGTCTTGTCGCACGCCGTGAGCAGCGCGAGAGGGATCGCCGAGAGCAGCAGTGTGGCTCGGTGCCCGAGTCGCCACATGCCCTACATGATGCGCCAGATCTCGCCCTGATACATCGAAACCCCGAGGAGTTCCTGATGGCCGTGTTCAACTTCCCATTCCCCTACCAGGCCGCTGGCCTGGAGGTGACCGTGAGGAACGCCGACGGCGACACCGTCGACACCGGCACCCTGGCATCCCGGACGGGCTCGAGCCGTAGCGACATCGTCCACCAGTCCTCCGCTCCCCTGCTGGCTGACGAGAAGTACACAGCCTCTGTGGAATCGCCGCTCCTGGGTGGGGCCTTCGAGGTTCAGGGTCGGCTTGACGTGCCGGAGTCCCTCGCCGCCAACGCCGGCGTCGGTGCCTCCGAGACCGCCCGCGGCACCCTGTACCTCAAGGCGAGCGTCACCGGGGCATCGCTGAACACGGCCTCCATCGCGACGGGTGACGGGGCTGTCATGGCCTATGAACTCGACCCCGACAAGACCTCGACTGGCGACTGGTGGGAGCAGACCGAGGACGGGTTCGTCCTGAGCCAGTTCGCGGCATACAACTACGGCATCGCGTCCAGGGGCACAGCGACCTATCCCAGTACGCCGGACCTGGTGAACATCGACGTCTACGACAACGACCTGGGCGGCGCGAACCTCGGCTCCTCGTCGGCTGGGACTGACGACAGTCCGCCGTTCGACGTGGACCTCGTGACGCCCCTGCCGTTCTTCTGCAAGGAGGGCGAGATCACCGGCATCACGGGATTTCAGACCTTCCCGATTACGCTGCGCGGCTTCGTGGTGGACAACAACGGCGACCAGGCTTCGGGTGCAACCCTCGACTTCGAGGCGCGGCTCTCGATCACCCAGGTCTGGGCGGGCGAACGCTACACGGAAGCCGACTTCGCGTAGCCATGCCACTCGACCGCGCGCACGTCACGTCGGCCAGCCGGATCATGCTGCCGAGCTACGCGATCTTCTTCGCGGTCATCGGGCTCGGCTACATCTTTGGCCAGGCCGGGCGCGTCATCGCCGCGCCGATGCTCCGCTACGCGGACACCATTATGCCGATCCAGGTCTGGGGCGGCGTCTTCCTCGCGTGCGGTCTGCTCATGGCCCTGGCGCTACGCCTACACCACCGCCTGTTGTACCGCTGGGCGCTCACCATCTGCGGATTCAGCATGGTCATCTGGACCGGGGTCGCCATCGCTGGTGCCATCTGGTCCGACGTGACCCTGACGGCATGGGTCTGGCCGTGGCTCGTGCTTCAAGCCTGCCGCGCCTCGAATCGCTCTCTCCTCAGGGGTGAACAAGACCAAGCGGGAGGCTGAGAATGGCTCTCGGGACGCTTCTGCAGATTGCCTCCGCGATCGTGGCGCTGACCGGCGTCGCCGCCTGGTCGGTCACCAAGGAATCACTGAACCAGGTGCGCGCCCAGAACGGCGACCTGCGTGCCGAGGTGGGCGACAAGGACCGCCGGCACACCGAAGACCAGGCCACCATTGCGCGACAGGCATCCGACATCGACGTGCTGCGCCGCGTGGTCACGGGTGAGGTCCAACTGCTCGCCATCAAGGAGATGCTGAGCCTGCACCACGACGAGTCGATGGCTGCACTACGGGAGCTGCTCGGGAGGCGGACCCATGAATAAACCGAGCAAGAACCTCCGCCTGCAGGCCCTCGTCGGTCTCGTCGGTGGCGCCGTGGTCCTGGTCATCATCACTGCGATCTTGACATCTGCGGTCGCCTCGACCCGGGCTGCGGATCGACTGCCCGAGGTGGTGAGTCAACTGCAGGCGCTCGCCGACCAGCAGGACGCAACGGCAAAGCGACTCGCCGAGCAGCAGCGCATCGACGCCCAGCAACGAACCGGGACGCTCGAAGCGCGCCGCCGCATCCTGCACGACAACGCCGAGCTGCAGCGGCAACTACGGGCGCTCGCGAAGTACCTGCGCTCGCACGGCATCAACGTGCCGCGGTCCATCACGACCCCGCGAGCGGAGCCGTCGACCCGCCCAAAAGTGCGCCGCCACCCGACCAGCCCGGCCACTCCGACGCCCACCGCGCCAAGCCCAAGCACGCCAACTGACCCGTACTGCGTGCTGGTCCCGGCGCTCTGCTCGGGCCTGCCACAACTCCCGACCGCGCTCCCGTCCCTGCTGCCCTAGGAGACACGATGACCATCAACACCCCGAAGCAGGCCCTGGTCATCGCCAACGGCACGCGCGTGAACCGCGAGGGCTTCTGCCAGCAGGTCACCCGCGGCTACTACCTCGCACCGTCTGCTGGGGACGTGGACGGCGACGGGGACGCGGACGCCTACGACGGCTGGCTGTCCGAGCCCGCCTGGGCGCGGCATCCCGGCGACCGCAACCCGCCCGCCGGCTACCCGGTCTCGTTCAAGGGCGGGTCACGCGGCCACGGCCACCGGGCCATCTCGCTCGGCGGCGGCAAGGTCCGGTCCACCGATTTCGACGGACTGACCAAGCGATACAAGGCGGGTGTCCTCGGGAACAGCACCATCGCCGAGGTCGAGGCCGCGATGGGCGTCACCTACCTGGGATGGTCCAAGACGATCGACGGCCTCACGATCCCGCCCGACCCAGTGACGAAGCCCGCTGCCGAGGAGAAGCCCGTGGCAACCACCCCGTCAGGCGTGCCCTTCACCCTGTTCCGCGACCGGTACAACCACGACCACATCGTTGACCTCGACCTGCTCGACCTGATCGTGGCCAACAGCAAGAACCCCGCGCTGGTCCAGGCGGCGAAGGAAGTCCGCAACGCCTGCCGGAACGCCGTACACACGATGATGGAGGAGGTCGGCTGATGCTGAACCGGATCAAGACCGAGCCCGCGCTGTTCTCGGGCCTCGTGCTGGTGCTGCTGAACGCGCTCGTGGCGTTCGGGCTGAGCCTGAGCGATGTGCAAGTCGCGGCTGTCAACGCCTTCGTGGCCGCGGCTCTCGCGTTCTTCACGCGCTCCCAGGTCACGCCGACGAACGGGCCGCAGGACTAACCATGCTCGCCGGGTTCGCCTGCGCCGCCGGGGTCCTGCTCTGGCTCGCGTGGGGCGTCCACTGTGCGAACCGCTTCATCGATGACGCGGCGGGTGACGAG